TGGAACCACAACTTGAGCATTAACAGAGGGCGATAAAAAAACTAAAAATATAAATAATTTCCACATTAATCAACAGTCAGATCTGTAACAAATTGACCTGTAAGAACAACTCCTGTTCCTGTGCCACCTGTCAGCGTCATAGTGTGATTATCTAAGGATACGGCTGCTGTGCCTACTGAACCAGCACTTGTAGAAGTAAGGTCACTAAAATTACCTACTTGGCCGACTGTAACCGCAGATCCAGATGTAGCATCACCTTCTAGGTAGCTAGTGCTGTATGAAAAAGCTTCTCCGCTAGTTGCTTGACTAGCTGAAGGAAACGAAATACTTGGAACCCCTGAACTTGTTGTTCCAAATCCCCCGATGGTTGCTGCTGAGTTTGAATCTACAGTTGTGACATTGTTGCCGCTAATACTGTAAGATGACCCGATTTTATCGGCTGAAGTTGCTGCGGATAGGCTTTCGAGTTTTACCGAGCTTGAAATAGAGTGTGTTATGTCACAAAAAGCTGGTAAAGGTAAAGCTAAAAATAAAAGTGGAATAAATTTTTTCATGGTTTTGTTTTTGTAGGATCAACTTTGATAACTTCTGGTTTGCTTGTTATCAACTCAATAGGCTGCTTAATAATTATAATTTGTTCTCCATTAGAGTTTGTATTATAAGTTGCTGCTGTTTCATTCTCTTTCTTTTTCTTTTTTGCCGCTCCCCCTGCTCCAACACTCAACCCCCATCCAGCCAAAATATTTCCAAGTAAAGCTGCGCAAAAAGTATTATCAATTCTAGGCTGATCTGGTAAATCTACACCAAACATTCGATTAGGAAGCTTTACGTATCCAAGAGACAGAACAAGTAAGCACCAAGCAACAATA